CAGCTATGCCAATGGGTAAGGTGCAAACATGAGCCTTCCCGACTCGGCTAAGCTCGAGGAGGTCGCCACGGTGGCGAAAGGCGCTCAGATTCTCAATCTGGTGAAAGAGAATCAACTGATCACGGCGGTGATCGTGTTCTTCCTCTGGCAAGCTGGGGCACTTGCCCAGGGGATTAATCTTCTCGGGGGCGTCTGCTGATGGCCCGAAAGACTTGGAAGAAGGGTAAGATCTTCTCGAAGGGAAGAAAGCGAGTTCGCTGGGTCTACCCGAATGGTAAGAAGAAAGGTCGCAAACTTGTCGACGTTGGAAGACCGGCGGTATCACGCAGGTCCCGAGCACCACGCAGTGGGCGGCGTCGCTGATGCTCTATTTGGCAGCACGAATGCTCGATTTGGAATTTCAGGCAATTGATTATATTGCTGCTGAAGATGCAGACCCATTCGACGTTCTTTCGTTGAAGTATGTGGCTGCATTATCTACTTCCCCGATATGGATCGGGGTGGCGGTTAGCCCATACTACAATATTCATCAACAGGCAGCAAGGCTGTCGTGGGCTGTTGATGATGTTAGACATACTCGCAAGGTACGTGCGAAGTATGGTCGTCTTGGAGCCAAGTTTAGGACAATGGGATATTGGAATTACTTTCCTAAACATCGTTCCTTCGCTATGCGAGGGGGCTGGCGTTGGGGAGCTGCGAAAGTAGGCTCCCGGTTCATCCCATACGTGGGATGGGCACTTCTTGCCTGGGACTTATGGACCCTGGGCAAGTGGATCGGCGAGAAAACCTCGCCGGTTTGAGAAAGGTTGGGTCATGAACGGAGCGGCCGTTAGGCTGTGAACGTATTATTACCCAACCTGTGAAACAGGTAACTTAAGGGAGCAGTGTGCCATGGACCGCGGTGAACCGTTAACATTAAGAGCGAGGGGCGTGCAACGGCCATTATGCGATATTGCGGGAGGTGTCTAACCTGGTGGGTGTGCAACGAACCGATCTGTAATTGTGGACAACGAACTGTGTTGGTGGTTCCATGAAGGAATGTGGGCGTGCCTGGTGCACGACTAGGATCACTGATGTAAGGCTGAATCAGTGTGCGCAATGCTTGCGCATCCATGGGAGGTGGCCCTATGGCCAACCAGTATAGGCACTGGATGGTGACAGTCCAGCCAGGGCATGTCGGAATCGTCGTAGATGAAATAGACGATTGGGATGAATACGCCCTTGGCGTTGTGGAAGAGTTCAGAGAACACTGGCAAAGATTGACCGAATGTAATGGTATTCGCTATGCGAATGGTCAGATAGAAGTTGATTCAAAAGGCTTCTATCACATTCAGGCATACACTGAATGGGAGGTCTCTCTCCGTATTGGCGAAGTTGCCAAACGGTGGGCTGGTCATTACGAGCAGAGGAACGGTACTCGTGACCAGGCAAGAGACTATTGTCGAAAGAAAGACACTCGGATAGAGGAACTCCCCACCATTGGGGTGTGGCGTGATGATCCACACGATAACCATCGTGAGTCCCTGAGAATCAGGGCTCTCCGTGCGATCACGGTGGATGGCCTGAGCCCCCTGGCGATCGCCATGGAACTACCCGAGGTTTACTTTGTTCACCACGCAGGGATTACAGCCCTGTGTGAGAAGCTCGGTATCCTTGATACTTCTCGTGAAGTTCAAGTGCTGTTGGCGAGGAAGAGGAGCCATGAAGACAGCAGTGCGTCAGCTGACGTTCAGCCCGCAAACGGGTGAACCTGAATATATCGACCTTGGTGAATGTCTTTCACTAGTGAATAGACAGGCGTTTCATCAAGGCTATGTCTACCTTGTAGAATCATTCGCTTGGGAGCAGGGAAATGGCCAGAGTGTCAATTTATCCTGCCTACCGACCTCTTGGACGGTCTACAATTCTTGGAAGAAGGCGAAACGCCTTTTCGACAAGATGAATCGCCAGTCTGGACTGAAGCGATCTGATTATCCGGCATATCATGATTACAAGGTGTTCTTCGAAGAAGCGCATTATGTCGGATGGAATAATATTGCCAATCTCCTTCCTTTGGATGGGTTCTTGGCTCCGTTCTCTAATATTGGACGAGAATGGATTTACTCACAGTATGTGACACCCACCGCTGGTGGTTCCGCAGCTGCGGAAGAGAATGCGTGTCATATGCTCGGGGGGGATTCTCTGGTAAATAATCCTGCGATGCTCACCGACGGGAGCAGTGCGATCATACAGATGTATGGAGATACCAGGCCCACTGTCGGGGCGTCAGAACCCGACATGCCCAGCGATGCTTCTCAATCGTGGGCAACCGAGTTGTTCGACACTGGCGAAACTCTCGGAGACCTGGTCAATCATCTCGAAGGAGTGAATGACAGACCGCCCTACGCGCATGCTTTGGATGCGCCAGAGGCGGGGGACAACCCGATCTACGTAGGAGGTTCGGAGTCGGGTGTAAACGGCCATCGCTTGTGCCGTATGGAGCCGATTGCGTCGGAGACGACATATGCTCCTGGTGGAGAGATCCCTCTGGGATTGATCAAGGTCCAGACTTCTCTCGAAGGTGGACAGACGGGAGTGCTGACCGTCAATCTTGCTCCTGGTGTTTACCAGGGTATTGCAGCTATGCCAATGGGTAAGGTGCAAACATGAGCCTTCCCGACTCGGCTAAGCTCGAGGAGGTCGCCACGGTGGCGAAAGGCGCTCAGATTCTCAATCTGGTGAAAGAGAATCAACTGATCACGGCGGTGATCGTGTTCTTCCT